AAGTCACTATTCTTCATATATTTCGCCTTATTAAATTTATCCAATGACTGATTGATTTTTTCTAATTCGATTTTGAGTTTTTCATTTTCCTTTTTTAACTCATCAATCTCTTTGGTATTTGTTACTTCTTTAATCACTTCTTTAACTATGGGTACCTCAACCTTAACCTCCTTAATCACCTCTTTAGTTATTACCTGAGTTTCCCCTTTAATTTCAACAGGTACTTCCTTAATCACTTCAACAATTTTCTCTACGGGAACTTCTTTTGTGACTTCTTTAATCACAATTTTTTCAACGGGTACCTCTTTGATAACCTCGACTATTTTTTCAACCGGCACCTCTCTAATTACTTCTTTCTCTACTATTTTTTCTTTAGTAGAACTTATAGGTGTTTCAGGATATTTTAATAAAGAAAATCCCCTATTAAAAGTTTCTTTGGCAAGTTTTTCTACATTTTCAATTTCATTAAGTTGACAATATAGAATAAACTCATCATCCAAGATTAAGGAGTTCTTCTTTTTCATTTTCAATGTCAGTTATATCATTTATGGAGAAGTGTAAAAATGGTTGTTCGTTTGGTAAATCGTGAAATGTATATTCATCATTTTCAACATCGTATATACCATATCCATGATGCTTTACTGTCTCACCAAAATTTTGTTGTATTAAAGATCCAACCATCACACCTTTACCTCCATTTGGTAGTTTAAACTGTTGTCTTTTATGAATGTCACCACAAAGAAGTAAATCTAAATCTACAAAGTTTAACCTATCATAACCATCTTCAAATTGAAAACCGATATCTGTTGACATTCCTTGAATAACTCCGTGAAATAGACCGACATTGATTTCTCCATCTATTGATTTTTCAAACTGAGGTCTTTCATTATGTTGGTAGAGTGAATAAACAACCCAATTAATATTATCGTCTTTGTATACTCCACTATTTTTAAAATAACTTATATCGTCGTTATTAAGTAATTCCACAATAGGTGTTATACTATCTAATCGTTGTGTGTTATTCTCTAAAAAGTCGTGGTTACCCGGTATGATAATAACTTTACCAATATTCGTTGCTAGTTCATTGATAAACCATGAAGTCAACATCATTTGTTCATTGGAGATATTAATCTTTTGATGTGCAACATCTCCTGCAATCACTACTCTCACTTCATCAAAATTATAACCCACAACTTGTTTTTTTATTTCTTCAAGAAATTTTTCAAATTGTGTTTTATATAAATCATGTAACTGAAATGTTCTGATGTGGATATCAGCGATATGTATAAGTTTTTTTACCATAATTAATATATTTCGTTAAATCTAAATCCATTACCATTTTATTCACCTTTTGTGGAACCTTGTATTCCATATATGTTCCATCCTCTTTCAATAATACAATTACACAACCAAGTAATTTCAAATTCTCATATTTTGTACCCTTCAACATCTTTAATAGAAGTCTTGCATACAATGGTAATTGTAAGTAGTAATGACCTAATGCGGTATCATGATATTCATTAAATGGTGAAAACATTTTACTGGTGTAATGTTGTATTTCAAAATTTTTTGGTTGGTTTGTTTTCCAATCGGTTATTACTAATCCAAAGTCAGTTTGTTCCTTATTCAACATCAACCAACATTTATCCGGTTGACCTGTATAACCCAATTCATTATCACCAAGAACAATTTCTGTATCCAATAAAATCGCACCTCTTTCTTCCATTAATGATAAAAATTCTTTACCCGCTTTTATCATATTGTCACTTCTTGTTAATTGGGTTTCGTCACATTCAAATATTGGTTGTCTAACATCTTTGTAGTTACCATTTCTATTAACTGCCTCTATTTCAAGTTCAAAGTGAACTCTACTCCCCATGTTTGTTGCGTAACTACCTGCTTGTCTCCATTGTTCTTGTAACAATGCGGCGGCTTCGGGGTCACCATTAGACATTCTAAGTGCGGTACCTTCCGCGTCAAATGCCTTGTGGAATTTTTTTATTAGTTTGGATACAGAAGGAAACGTTTTTCTTAGAACACCATCAACGTCTCTCATATAATATATGTGTTCTTCCTCTACAAATGTTATATCAAGTTCTGTTCTTCTTTTTTCTAATAACTCATTTATTTCTTTTGAAATTTCTTTTAAATCCATTAATCTAATTGTTTTATTTTATGTTGACTTAAATCTCCTTTTAAGTCTGCAATATCTTTATCTCCTTCTAATTTAACTATCCAAACTTTACCCATTAATTTTCCACAGTTAAGTTTGTGATACAATCTTTCAGCGTCAGTCCAAGCATCGGGGTCTAACACTATAATAACTTTTTTTGATGAATTATAAAGTTTATTAAAGAGATTTTGTGTCATATATTTTCCCAACATCGGAATTGAGTTGTTTAAAAATATAGAATCAAACGCACCCTCAACAATATAAATCGGTTCATCCCAATTGATGAGATGTTCATTCCATAATAAACTTTCTTTATCAATTTCAGGATTTTTATATTTCATTTTGGTTCTTGTTAAATAAGAACGTGCAATAAAATAATTTAAGTTTTTATTTGAATCATATGATGGTATGATTATTCTATTTTCATAGGGTCCTTGATAACAAAAACCTATATTGAATTTATCAATCATTTCATCTGTTATGTTTCTACTTTTAATATAGTTCCAAGCCTGTTTAAATTGGGGGGTTAATTTCAAACCAAAACTCGCAGATTTAAATGGAATAAATTCTCTTGGTAATTTAACTTGTTTATAGGTTCTTTTTGGTGTGTCAACATCTTCTGGTTTTAACAACTGATATTTTTTTAGTTGCTTTGGGTTACCGTACTTTTTAATTAGTTTATATAAAGATCCGTGGGTTTCATGTGATTCCGCACATACCCAACATTTAAACACACTTTGTTTATAGTTTATTTCAAGATTACCTTTTCCGTCTCCTTGGTCTAATCCCTTAATATCGTATGAACATACGGGGCAATCAAAAGATATTTGTCCTCGGTAATCATTATGCATCTTATAATCACCGAAAATATCTTCAAGTATATCAATTACCCCCGAAAAGTCTACTTCTTGTTCTACCATAGGTAGAATAAAATATATGAAAAAATAGTTGTAAAAAAAAATCCCCCGGTACACCACTCCCGGGGGAACCAACTAAACATGTATTTCTACACGTCCCGTCCTCGTTAATAAATATATAGTAAAAAGAATCTATAAAAAAATCTTAGTTGCCGGATTTTTCTTCTTGTTTAATCATGTTGATGTATCCGATAACCGCAGTTGCGGCGTCAGCCATATCGTAGTTCTCTTTTTTAAGATTACCTGTCTTTCCGTATAACCAATTTACATCAGAACAAACAGCATTAACATGTTCCCATATTACGTGTTTCTTATCAATATCCTTTGGATAACCACCAAATAATACATTTCTATTTTTATCGTTTTTTCCAACTAAATCAGGAAACGCGAATTTTCTTGCATTATATGTTGAAATAAAAGTTGGTATGATACCTAGAATATCATAACAATTTTTCAAAATTAAAGTATTATACCTCAATAGAGTTCCTACCGTATAAATGTTATTAGATTGTAATAATGGTTCTTCTATTATTACACGAGTGATACCCATATCCTTATAACCCTCAAGATGTTTCTTGAACGCATCGGCCTTTTTTATTAATTCTTCTATTTTGTCTTCAGGCTGAGGTTTGATTTTTGGTGAGAAGTGAGTTAACTCTAATAATTTGGATCCTGTTATATCAAACAGTGCCCATCCAATTGTTTTGGTTGAAATATCCAAACCCAAAATCTTTGGCTTGTTCTTAAATTTAATATCTATACTCATATCAAAATATATAAGTAATATTCTTTGATAAGTAAATATTAAAAATCTAATCTAACAGAAAAAACTTGTGTACCGTTTCTTTTTACGGGTACTGCGGTTTTTCCTTTTACCAAAGCATCTTTATTAGAATCCAATAATGAAATTTCCGTAATGTATTTGTCCCCACTTAAATAAGTTGGGTTTTGGGTTTGATTGAATTGTGTTGACGGTAAATTAACTAAGAAATTCATCTGTTCAATATCACTCGCTCTTACTAATCTAATACTACCAGGTAATGGTTGTTCGTCACCAAATTGAGAATCTGTTGATACTCCCGTTAACAAATAGTTGTTACCCATGAAGTTTTCTAAATCAAAGAAACTTGCAGAATCGTAATCAGATTTTGAAATTGTAAAAGTTGTACCTGTTAACCCTGCGGCGGTTAAGTATGATGTACCGTTTCCACCAGCTTGAGTTGTGTAATCAATAATTTTCCATTCTTGTGGATTTGGTAATCTGTTGGTGTTATTTGTTGTATCTTGAACAAGTATTTTAAAGTATTTCCCTTTGAACTGTGGAATAAATCCATCTGCAGTCATATAATTAAACGTATTACCACTGAATTTAACATTAATACTTGATGGATATGTAATTGTTTGATATGTGGTATCTCCAGTATTGTTAATTGACAACTTTACATAATAGTTTGATGGTAGTGTGTTTAGTGGTGATACTGTACCATTTGTTTCTGAAAGTAAGTATGTAACATAAAATGTTTGTCCTGTTGTTCCTGAAATAATTGAATTTGCAACCGTATTGTTACTTGGTACTGCAGTTACTTTTGGTGCACCCAATGTGAATTTTCTATTACTTCTATAATCTAATATGGCAACAAGTTCTTGGTCATCAAAAACCACTATCTTATTTTTTGGAAATACTTTACCAACTCTATTACCTGATTCATCTTTCAAATATCTGAATAGTAATTCATGTCTTTCACTCACAGTAGATCTAACATAGTAGTCTGTTGTGTCCATATAGAACAACGCACCATAAGTTGTACCCGTATTTCTGTGATAATGAATAAATGGAATATAAATTTCAAAATATTGTGTATCACTAATATCAAAACCATTCCTATCTTCAACTAAAGAAATATCTTGACCTGTGGTTCCTGTTTTATAACTTATATAATCATCATACTTATAAAATCTTTCAGGGTCATTAATCAAATCACCCAATTCTGAATAATGTATTATTGCAACACATCTTTGTTCTTTCGGTGAAACTTCAATAAACTCATCGAATGAATTTTTATAACCCGAACCAACTGAAGTAGAACTAAATCCGGTTATTGTACCACCTGTAAAATTTTCAAATGTTTGACCTGTTGATGTGTAACCTAAAAATTCTTTAGTCGACACAAATCTGTTACTTGTATAACCTGATAAACTTTCATTTGTTAATATTACATCCGCACCAATTGGTTTTTTATCCCAAACAATATTCAATGTCCAAGCATTTTGTTGTTCGGATGGGTCAATCGGATTTGGTATACATTCTCCGTTTACCTCATTTGGATATTCCAACTCACATTTATTGCAAATTACTTGTATGTTACCAGATAAACTTGTGAAATTTGGTGTATTTCTATCTAAATTTAATGTGTTACCCGATATACTTTCAATTCTATAAATTAAACTACTTGAATTTCCTGTAACCACTGGTGGTATACTACAGAATTGGTCAAATACTACTGTAATAAATTCACAGTTTTGAAATCCTGTTCCGTCCAATACTTGAATGGATGTTCCACCTGTTAAAGATGTTATGTTAATTGATTGTGTTTCACATTGTATTGTTGTAGATTTTATATCGGGATCACCTGAACAATCTTCAAACTCATTATACTCAGATATAAAACCTGCCGGTCCCATAACATTTCTAATTGTATCTGTTGTGGATTGTTGAATTGGTGTACCATATGTTGTTCCACTTGTGGATGAATCAATTTTATATGGATATTTTAAACCAGTCTCTTTATCAAATGGTGATAAAACCTTTTGATGGCTTGTTTGTCCTGTTAAACCTGAATAAATTAAATTATAATCAAATTCAGAATCTCCGATTTGAAAATACTCAATATTAAAATTACCTTTAGCAATGGCATTTCTACCTTTCTGAGTAATTCTCGCCGATATAAATTCTGAATTATTACTATTTAAAAAACTCATATATGTTAAATATAATTTTTATGTTTTATTTACAATGGTACGTCTCCTCCACCTCCCGATCCACTACAATTAGGAGAAAGTACATTCCATACGGAACCATATTGGTCAATTTGAATTAATTCATAATTGGATGATCCGTCGGTATATGTATTAATTCCCGCAGTTAAACTAACCGCATACTTATAACCATCTACCCCAATGAATATATCATCACCATATTCGTCAAGATAAACCGTCTCATTCATTAAACCACTAATTGTTGTTGCATATGACCATAGTGCACCTGTTAATACATAACCAGGCGAAACACAATATGTTGTTGTGATATCAGAAACCGGTGCGGCTACATAAAATCTATTTAATGTCAATGTTGGTGTTGTTGTTGGTGTTGCATCAAGTAATGGTAAGTATGGTCCAGAAGGTTCACTCGTACATGGATCCATATTTGTTGCAACTGCCGGATCGGTTGCTCCTCCTGTTGTGTATACTAAATTTACGTTATTACCACTGGTATAATTGTCTGTTTTAACTAATGTATACTCATATGTTCCCGGTGTTAATACAAAATAAGTGAGGTTATTACTTCCGCCAGAATTCGTATATCCGACTTGTCCAAATGATGTTATTGTGAAACCACCTGTTGCACTTAATCCACCAATAGTTAAACCAAATGACGCGGTACCTGATGATGTACCTGCAGAATTATATTTAGCCCATACATGGATTGTACCTGTGGTTACTTTTATTAAACCACTAGTGCTCACTACCGCTCCTGAAAGCGGATATGTTCCTGTTTGTGTATAATAACAAATCGCAGATTCTGTTGCGGTAATTGTAGGTGTAATAGTTTCTGTTGGTGTAGTTGTAATGGTAGGTGTGGTTGTAGGTGTAATTGTTATAGTCGGAGTTGGTGTTAATGTTGGTGTTGGTAATCCTGAAATGTTTAAATCAACATATTCATCTGGACATGAACCACTAATAGATTTTACTCTTATTATTGTTGTGTTATCAGGAACAAGTGTTGAAATATAACCACCTACACTTGTTAGTGATGTTTTACTAATACCCGTTTCAAATGCAGTTGCATAAGAATCAACATTTGAAAATAAACTAAATGTTGGTCCTGTATCTGCCCCCGCTGTTGTTAATTTTATTATTACTGAGAATGCCATATGTTATAAATATAAATTATTTTGTTTTATCTATTCTTCGGCACCGCCTCCACCGCCACCGCCGCCGGCACAACTATCTACACCTGTACCAATAACAACACCTGAACTATCTAGTCTTAAATATTTGTATGTTCCACCATCATACGTTCCATCACCTTGTGGATCAGTTGTTGTTCTATAAGCCGAACTATCATATTCTAATTGTGTTATATATGCAATTCTTGTTACATTACTAAGAGACCAAGTTCCAGTATATGGTGTTGATAGGGTGGAGTCAGTATAAAGAACTGTACTTCCAGGCATAAGTGCCGCATCTATTGTCCAAACTGGTTGTGACATAACATATCCCTGACCACCAGAACCTACGTTCAAACAATATGTATTTGGTACGTCTGTGTCTAAAACTTCTGATGCTACATACCATTTATATAGTGTTATGGTTGGTGTTGGTGTTATAGTTGGTGTTTCAGTTGGTGGTGGTTCGCACGTGTTACCACAAGGTATTAATGACGGTTCTATTGCCAAACAGTTTGATGCACCACCACATTGGTCATATGGACCTAAATCAAAGCTAAGAATACAATCCGATGTTAATGCAATATCAGGTTTATTAGTACTGTATGGGATATTAAGTATATGTGGTCCAGTACCATCACATTTTATATATGTAATTGACACCGGTGTACCATAATAATTTGATATTTCATATTGATAACAATCTTGACAAGATGGTGTTAATGTTACAGTTTCAGAAGGTGTAATTGTGAGTGTTGGTGTACTAGTAAATGTTGGTGTACTAGTAGGTGTTGATGTACTAGTAGGTGTTGATGTACTAGTAGGTGTTGATGTACTAGTAGGTGTCGTAGTTAAATCAATTGTTGGTGTTATGGTCGGAGTAATAGTTGGTGTAGTAGTTGGGGTACTTGTTGATGTTGGCGTTGGTGTAGGTGATAGAGTTGTAAGTTCTGCCGTACCATCTAAATTACAATCACTTGTTGCGGTAGGTGTAATTGTTGGTGTTGGAGCTAAGAAATCTATAGTTCCACCAAGTTCACAATTTGGAATACATAAATCATCATAAAATTTATACTCATGTATTGTAATATTTTCAATGATATAACTACCTGTTACAATATCTAAAATTTTAAACCAATATTGTTTTCCATATGGGTTTGTATCTATTCCTTCATCAATTAAATCAATTTCAATTGTTTCCACACTTTGGTTATATGTTCCACCATATTGAGTTCCCCATGACGTACTTGATTGACTAGAAGACGAACCTGGTGTTCTACCTGTTTTATAGAAAACTTTAAAATTGTTAACTGATTGAATATTTTTTAATTTTATTACTACTCCCATACCTATATAAATACAGATAATAAAAATTTAAATAAAAAACCCCTTCTTTTGAAGGGGTTTTATTAAATTTATTTTAATAAAAATTAAGGATTAATACTTGTATCAAATGTTAATGCAATAGATTCATCACCCCCATTATAAGTATAAGTATATGTTGAAAGACCGCCGACTCCACTTGGACAACTTGTGCCAGGTTGTCCAGCGGCCGAATACATATTGTTCGTTCCTATTTCAACAATATCTCCGTTATTTAGTCCACCTATCGCATATATAAAGGAACAACTTATTGGTAATGTTACATTTGTTGCACCTGGTAGGTTAATTGCGGAACCACCATTTACAGTATAATAAACCACCACATTACCTGCAGGAATACTTGCAACATCTCTTAAATATACACTTAATTCATTTGATGGTGTTATAGTTGGGGTTGGAGTTGGTTCTGCTGTAATGGTCCAGTTTATAGATGTTCCGTCACAAGTAGTATTTTTTGCTGTTATTGTACCACCTGTTATTGTTTCAGCAATTGTGTATGTTACACCAGTTGCTAAATCTGATTTTGTGACACCTGTTGCAATTGTGGTATTTGCGGGTGAACCATTTTCATGTACACCTACAATTGTAAAATCATCTGCATCAGTACCACTATATGATGGATTTAATGTGAAAGTTACTATGTTCGCCATAATTTTTGTTTTTCTATTTTATTATAAATATCTATTTATTTTAATTTATTCTAAAGTTGACTTCCACTTCCTCCACCAGTACAATCGTTACATGTATTCCAAATAGTTGAACTATTTCCATCAACCAAATGTAAAGATTCTTGAGTACATACTGTATCGACAAAATAGTCTACTTGGTAACATATACCATCTATTTTAACCGCTTTAGTTCCACCTAAGAATTGACTAACTAGTTGTTCAGGGGATGTCATATAACCAGTAGTATTACTAGAACATGTAATTATTTGGTATCTGTAATATACGGGGCCGTCACTTAAAACTGTTATTCCACTATTAACAACACAACCATTTGCATCTGTAACTTCTAAACAGAAACCACCTGATGTTAATCCTGTAACCGTTCTACTAGGAGACCCTGAAGTTACACCAGTATATGTTGCAATTAATGTACCACCACAACTTGTGTATGGTGAAGTTGTATCTTCATATAATCTATATGTTTTAGGCCACACACCACCAGTAGAAGATATTGTTAAACTACCCCCACTAGGATCGGTACACGTAGGATCTGTTGGACTACTGATTGATGCTGTTTGAGATGTTGGTTCTGTTACGATTGCTTCATAAGATGCCACACATCCACTCGCATCTTTCACATAAACAGTATATGTTCCAGCAGTTAAATTAGTAAATGTTTTAGGGAATGCGTAATAATCACTAGGACCACCTGTTAATGAAACAGTGTAAGCGCCACTATTTCCACCTAACGGATTAGATGTGGCGATAGAACCATCGGATCCGCCGTTACAATTAATATTTGTTATACTTATTGTACAACTTGGTGCAGATTTACTTAGATTAACAGTTTGTGTCGTTGATTGACATCCATTACTATCTTTAACTCTAAATGTATACGATGTTGCATATAATCCTGTAAATGAATTACTTGTTTGCCATGTACTACCACCATCTTTAGAATACTGATATCCTCCAACACCTCCACCAGCTGTTACTGTTACGGATCCATTTGAACTATCATAACAAGTTGGATATGTTGCATTTGTTGATATTGTTACCTCTGATGGAACTGTTATTGTAGCTGAATATGTTTGAACACAATTAGACCCATCTTTAATATAAATTACATATCCTCCGTCTCCTAAACCACTATATGTTTGTGGTAAATTTGCATATGTTCCACCTGCATTTAATTTTGATTGATAACCACTACCAGAACCACCTGTTCCATTGGATACGGATATAATTCCAGTTTGACCATAACACGAAGGATTTGAAACTGAAACCGTAGCGTTTGGTGCAGATTTAGTTAATGTTGCTGTGGTTGTTGCAATACAACCATTATCATCTTTTGCATATAATGTATATGTACCTGTAGTTAAACTTGAAAAAGTTTTACTTGATTGGTATGTTGAACCATCTTTAGAATATGTATATGGAGATGTTCCACCAACAGCGTCATTAAGGATTATTGAACCATCTGAACCATCCCAACAAGTTGGGTTCGTTGTACTACTAACCCCAACAGAAAGTGCTGATGGTTGTGTAATTGTAACAGATGTTGAACCAACACAATTGGTATAATCTTTTGCGTATATTGTGTATGTTCCTGGTCCCAGACCGCTAAATAATTTAGGAATTGAGTGGTATGTTGTCCCATCTATTGACGTTGTATATACACCACTGTTTCCTCCGCTAACACCAGTAACATTAATTGATGTTGTTCCACCATTACAACTAATATTACTATATGATAGTATTGGTGTCGGTGGTGTTTTATTAATGTTAACACTAATTCCTGTAGATACACAACCACTACTGTCTTTTGCAACACATGTATACGTTCCGGCAGATAGATTATTAAATACCCCACTAGATTGGTATGTGCTACCAGCATTAATTGAATATGTATATGAACCAACACCTCCTGATGCGGATAATGTTATAGAACCATCAGTTCCGTTCCAACATGTAGGAATCGTGCTAGCTGTTGATGTTACAACAACGGCATCTGGTTGTGTTAAATTTATTGAATATGTATTTTCACAATCTGCACTATCTTTAACATATATCGTGTATGAACCAGCAGTTAAATTGCTATATGTTCTAGATGTTGTAATAACCTGATATGTACCACCAGAATTTAATTTAGTTGCATAAGGACCACCTTGCCCACCGGATAAACTAGATACTGTAATAGAACCATTCGATCCACCATTACATGTAATATTAGTTTGTGATGTTGTTGCGGTTACTTGTGTTCTATTTAATGTAACTGATGTTGAACCTGTACAACCATTAGCGTCTGCAGCATAAATGGTATATGTTCCATTTCCTAAAAAATTAAAGGTAACTCCCGTTTGATAATTTGTTCCATCTTTTGAATATGTGTAGTTGGTTATAATTCCACCGCCAGAACCACCTGAAGCAGATGACACTGTAATATTACCATCTAAACTAGTGTTACATGTTGGATTGGTTCCACTCGCACTTACAGAAACCGCAGATGGTTGTGTAACAGACACAGAAGTACTACCAACCTCACCATATGAATCTTTAGCATAAATCGTATATGAACCCGCTGTTAATCCACTAAATGTTGTTGATGATTGATAGTTTGACCCATCTTTTGAATATGTATAACTTGCAGTCCCACCTACCGCAGATGATACTGTTATAACACCGTTTGATCCACCATTACAAGTAACATTCGTTGTTGCAGATGCTGTTACAGTTATCGTGACGTTTGTTATAGTAATTGTTAAAGTTTTATCATATGTCAATCCTCCGGCGTCTGTTGCTCTAACTCTAACGTAATATGTATTTTGTGTTTCATGATCAAATATTACCGCACTTTTAAGTGCTGTACCACTGATTGAAAAACTAGCATTGTCCGGATAACTTGTTGGGTCAACTAATGAGAATGTAAACGTATCACCCGCATCTGGATCGGTTGCGGATAGTGTTCCCACGGTTGTTCCTGTTGGAACATTTTCAGAAATTGAAGATGAACTAATTGCAATATTTGTTGGTGTCTCGTTAATGTTTGTAATTGGAACTGTTAAAACACCATCATAGGTTAAACCACCAGCATCTGTTGTTCTTACTTTTATTGAGTATGAATTTTTTGATTCATAATTAAAAATTACTTCTGATTTTAATACACCTCCAGATGTAATTGTAAAACTATTATTATCAGGATAATTTGTGGTGTCAATTAACTGATATGTAAATGTGTCTCCACTATCAACATCTAAAGTTGTAACAGTTCCAACGGTTGTTCCTGTTGGTTCATTTTCCGGTATAGATCCACTAAAATTTAAACCATATGGTGCCTCATTTACATTATTAATATAAATTGTAAATGTTTTATCATAATATAAACCACCTTGATCCGTTGATCTTATGTTTACGGTATATGATGTTGCCGATTCGTAATTAAACGACTGTGAGGTTCTTAATGAATTACCACTAATATTGAATAAATTCCCGTTACCTCCAGCTAAAATTGTGTATGTATGAGTATCCCCAACACTATCATTGGTACTGAAGTCACCCACAACAGTATTAATTGCACTATTTTCATTTACACTATCATTACTTAATGTGATGTCTAAAGGTGCGGTTGGTGTAGGTGTACTAGTTGGTGTTGGAGTTGGGAATATCACATCTACATCTACATCAAATGTACAATCTGGTGTGTAAGTCGATGTTGGTGTATATGTTATTGTTGGCGTCTCAGTGGGTGTTGTTGTTATGGTTGGAGTAATCGTAATAGTTGGTGTTGGGGTAAATGTTGGTGTCGGCGTCGGTAATAAAAATTCATCCTCGTTTAAACAAAAAGTATCAGTATTATATAAAATAATTTTATATGCTGTGTCAGGTACCTCAACTAATACACCGGTAATTTGATTTAAGTCTGAAAACGTGACTCCTGTTGCGGGTTGTGAAGTAGATACAATTGTGGCAATATTAGAAGGATTAACACTATCATAATAAATGTTATATGGTCCTGGGGCCGTCCCCGAAATAATATTAACTACATATTGTTTTGCCATCCTTTATATAATTACTTTAAAGATTACTTCCTCCACATAAGTTTAAGTTATATCCTAATGTATTCAATGCTGTTATTATTTGATCTGCGTAATATTGTGCATTTGAACTTGCTGTTACATTTTCCACCCAAGTTATTTCACTCTTATCTGATAAACCATTGGTTCCACTGTAAGCATTTGTACCACTTATCACCGCAGATATAAATTGTCTAAATCCATCATAACTGTTAGGACCTGTATTAACCCTAAATATTATACCCCTATAGTAAGAATTATTTGGTACATTTTGAAGTGTTGATCTAAATGCAGATATGTCGTTATCATATTGTAAAGTTCTTGAACTTGTACTAAACGTAGTACCATCCGCACTATATGGTGAAGATTCATCTTGGAATACAAGATTTATTACTTTTGTTACATTGGATGTTGATCCAGTTGTATTCATTACATAGAAAGTTCTTTCTGTACCACCAGATTTACTTGAGAAATTACTAACAGTTACATTATCATCATATGTCGTATAATTTCCACCATAGAATTGTACTAAACAATCTCTTAAAATTGTGTCTCTCATTGTTTGTAATGGAGAAAGAGTTCCATTCATTGATCCCGAATCGTCAAACCAAATATTAATTTCCGTATTTTCATCAATTACTAATGGTTCACTAACCGCACCTTCGAACACACAATCAGGTGTAAACGTTGATGTTGGTGTTTCAGTAGGTGTTTCGGTTACAGTTGGTGTAGAAGTCGGAGTTGGTGTCGGGAACAATACATCCACATCTACATCAAAAGTACAATCTGGTGTGTAAGTCGACGTTTCAGTTATTGTTGGTGTCTCAGTTATTGTGGATGTTGGGGTTTCCGTTACAGTTGGTGTAGGAGTTGGGAATACAACATCCACATCTACATCAAATAGACAGTCTGCGGTATCCGTTACTGTTGGTGTCTCAGTAGGTGTTGTTGTTATAGTTGGTGTAGAAGTTGGAGTCTCTGTTGGTGTTGGAGTTGGGAATATAACATCTACGTCAACATCAAATAAACAATCAACACTATCAGTTACCGTTGGAGTTTCGGTTACGGTTGGTGTGGTGGTAGGTGTTTCAGTTGGTGTTGGAGTTGGGAATATAACATCGATATCTACATCGAAATCACAGTTAGTGGTTATTGTTGATGTTGGTGTTGTTGTAATAGTCGGAGTTGGTGTTGGGAATATTACATCAATGTCTACATCAAATAAACAATCGATAGTTACGGTAGGTGTTGTTGTAATAGTCGGAGTTGGTGTTGGGAATATCACATCTACATCTACATCAAATAGACAGTCTGGTGTAGATGTGGTTGTTAGTGTTGGGGTTGGGGTTGGATATAGAACATCCACATCAACGTCAAATAAACAATCTGGTGTAGATGTAGTTGTTAGTGTTGGGGTTGGGGTTGGATATAGAACATCCACATCTACATCAAAAGTACAATCTAATGTATCTGTTACTGTTGGAGTTTCAGTTGAAGTACTTGTTATGGTAGGTGTTGGTGTAGCCGTTGGTGTGGATGTACTAGTTGGAGTCTCTGTTGGTGTAGAGGTCTCTGTTGGTGTAGATGTTGAAGTAGGTGTAGTAGTTGGTGTGGATGTACTAGATGGTGTACTTGTTGATGTGCTTGTTACAGTAGGTGTTGGTGTAGCAGTTGGTGTGTATGTTGGGAATAAACCATTACACTCTCTAAATGGAGTTAAATTACAATCAGTATAACCACTAACAACACTTAACTCTCTCTCACTAGACGAATCAGATTCGTTAGGACATAATCCACCATTATAGTATTGAATTAGATTTGTATCTAATGTACTGAAATTATCATATTGATGTTGTAACAAAATTTGATAAGAATTGTTACCATTAAAAGCAATTAGATTACCATCAACCTGACCCGATAGATTTAAATTAAAATATAAATCTGGTGTACAATAATTTAAATTTATTGCAATTACTTCAATAAGTTTACCCTCTGAAGTGATTAAATAATCACCACTTTGGTAATAGTCATCTGAATAATCACAACAAGGTTCTTCTTGTGTTGGTTTTACTTGTAAATCTTCAGGATATCTTTCAGTAAAGAAGTATCTTTTTAAATCAATAACATCGTTATTAGTTTCATCAATGTAGAATCTTGTGTAAACTTTTACTTTTGATGTTTGTAAAATTTCAAATACTTGTGTTTCATCTTGTTTAGTGAGACCTGTTATTGAGTATTTCTTTACAGTACCTAAACAATCTTTACCAATTACTGTTTTTGGTGTATAGTCAAATGAGAAAGTGAAATTATCATTCTCTAAACCATTTACAAACGATTGATTTGTTAATACCGCACAATCTTTAAATGTTGCGGATAATATTGTATCTCCTGAAACAATATCTTTCACATATGTTTTAACATAATTGGATAAATCGGTATTCGAACCTGACCCATCATATTTTAAAACATAAGTTTGTGCACCTAATCCATAATCAAATGAATTACGATATTGTATTTTTGGAACTAATCTATAAAGAATTTGATCATCTTCTGGACCTGTGGTTCCCGTATAATTTTTCCAATGAATGTTGATTCCCTCAAACTTAACTTTCAAATCACAGTTCGCAGCATCGGTAAATAATAAATCAATAGTATCTGTTTCAGTTACGTCATTTATAAACCACGTACATTCAAATGTACTATCAAGTATCATCGTGGAACCATGTACAGTATAATTTGTTGTTTGATTAACTGTGGTTTCACAATTTTTATGAACAAATAACGGCCAATTATTAACTGGATATTTTTGAATTATATTATTCGTATCACCCGTTATTTTTATTTTTAATATTCCATTTAATTTACATTCAGGTCCGTTTGGATTATTAAGGGGGTCACCACTATAAAATTGGAATGGACTCTCATCATCATCAGGACAATCAAAAGAAAAATCTAATTCTAATCCACAATCGGGAACAGTTGTATCATTTTCTGCAACAAACTTATAATCAAGATATTCCTCGACAGAACAATCATTTGGACCGTATTTTATGGATGTTAATTTAATTTTTTCAATACCATCAACATCAGTAAAAAATGAATATGTTATTTTTGGTTTTGAAACCTGTGTACACGTACTATTTTGTGTTGCCGCAGTATATGGTGCATATGTATTAATACAACCGGCACCGTTCATTGTGTCTTCGGTGTTGATATAGTTAATTAACGCAATTAACTTTGTGACCCACAAATTTTTAATTGCAGTTATATCTGGTTCTAAATAATCTTTATAGTCACATATTAAAGGTAACTGCGTTGAGGATGATGTAGTACCAGTACAATTATTTATTGGAAACGAATCGAATAATTTTGCACTAACTCCCGATACTGAAGTATTACCACTAACTATAACTCCGAATCCTGAATCAGGTCCACCGTATTCTACCCCATCAATTTCAATAATAGGATAATATGTTACACCTGTTGCACCTAATAATCCTCTTAAACTATTACTACCTCCTAATATCTTTTCAAAATCCTCTTCTATAGCATTTTCAAAATCAGGATACAAACTTTCTATAAAGACTTTTGGTTGACAACCGAATCTATATCTGTATTTAGGTCTACCAAAAATATTATTTTCTATTAAGTTACCACCAGTCCATAGTGTTGTTGATGGTATTACCTGATCTAATACTTGAGTCCAATATGGACCCATTTTAACTATGAATTCATTTACATCAGGAAAATTGTATGGAACAAAACTTGTTGATGTTACATAGTCTTGGTAAATGTCCTCAAGTTTAATATAATTTTTTCTATACTTGATTGAATGTGAGTTTCTTATTTGAGTACTCATCATTTTATCAATGTATTCCGCGAATGTTACACCTGTTTGTGGTTCTAATGTTGCACTACCAAAAGAAATTTCTAACTCTCTTGATTTCTTCCAAATGTCATAATTTATTGCATTTGCAGAAGAAAGGTAAACCTCGATATTTTTTCTATTAAAGAATAAAGAAGAATTCTCATCGACAACTTGTCTTTGCTTGTTGTCAATTCTACTTGTTATTTCGTAACCCGTATCTAAACCCGGTAATGTTCTATAAACATCAAAATAATCTTCACCATATGTATATGGTTTATTCATTCTTTTGATTGTCTTTGTTCTACCAGATAGAACAGAATTCACACCATCAATTATTTCTGGTGATCTATGACTTAATGTGATATCATACCAACCCGCCCCTTTTTGGAAAAAGACATTTGATGTTTCATCGTATGCAGTTTTTGGTAATTTACTACCTGAAACGATTGGGTATGTATCTGAAGTGAAACTAGTTGTACCTGTAGTTGTTGTAATTTGGTATGTATATCCACTTGGTATGAATGTACCAACTCTAATTTGTTTGATACCCGCAACAACATCATAAATGTCATCATCTAAATTAAATGATTTAGGTAATGAGGTAATCTCATAAATGAATTCATTTATTTTAATCATAGGTTCAGGTGCACCTAAGAATTTTAAGAAAAACTCAATAGATGAACGAGTACCTTTTGATTTATAGATATATGCCAAATTGACTAAGAGTCTTCTATAAAACTCATATTCGGCATCAATAATATTCTTACCAGTTGTAAGACCTGAATATTGTGTATCTTGTCTTGTATATAATAATTCTTCTAATTTTTTCTCATCAAAAAGATTTACAGTTGTTAAACCTAAAGTATTTGCTAAGTTCTTTAAAAGAACATCCGGTAAATTGTTTATACCATCATAACTTACATTTCTCATGTAAGCAATGTTCTCAATATATTTCTTTACCTTATCAAAATTATGACCATACAGTTGGAAAATTGCTTCCGTCTTTTTGTCTTCAGTATCGAACTCAAAAAGTTGTGGTGAAGACATGAATCTAACAAAAAGATTTGATTTGTAATCATCAATCTCATCTGCTAATTCTGATAATTGATTTACAAATAAATCAAAATCTAATCCGACAATTTTTATATTCCATCCGTCTCTTCCTATTGGCCATGTTACTTCTACATCTGTTAATACTGTTTCAGATTGGTCTAAACTATCTTTAGGTACTGTGAATTTAGATGTGTATTTTGGGTATGTGTCTCTATCTAAAAGACATTGTTCTAACTCATCTAATTTAGAAAAGAAATCTTCTACTAAACCATTGTTTGGTCTAATGAAGATGTTTTCATCAAAATTGGATGGTAATGTACCAAAAGGTTTACCTGATACTCTTAATGTGATTTTATAATCCGTATTAGGTTCTATGTAATTTAATACATCGTATGTTACACCACTTATTTCAATTACGTATTTTGTAAATGATGAATAAAAATTTCTTAACTTATTTAATTGATTTGGGTCATCCTGACTATTTGGTTTTACAAATAAAACATCAAATGGGTTGTATAATCTACCAAAGTCAATTTCAAATTGTGTGGTGTTTAAACTTATGTCATAAGTGATGTTTTCCGCAGTATAATCGGAAGATCTTGTTGTACTATTTTTATCAACTAATACACCCGCAGGATATTTTTTGATAATATTGGTTAACGAAACACCAATTCTATTTTTTAAAGAACCAAATAAAGATTTACCTGCATCATCTTTTGACGGTTTGAAATTAACACCCTTCTTTTTTTCTTCTAAAATTTGTGTTTCTTCAGATGTGAATTTTTCACTTTTTAAATCTTCTAAAGTTAAAAAATCTGAAAATTTTCCCGATCTGAAGTTTTTTACATCTCTTTCAGGTATTACTTTATCAATTGCAAAGTTCGTATTGGTCAATTGACTAGTACCGTCGGTAATCTGTCTACCGACTAAACTATCGCTAAATGTTTCTGCACCACTTGCCGCTTGACTTGGAACTTTTCTTCTTGCCATTATTCTGTAATATCATCGAAATTTAATGTCTCGTCAATATCTGTTCTTTCCTCCCTAACTTCGTAAAGTGTCTCATTAAACTCATCTTTAACTTCATATAGGTTGTACTGCTTGTAGATATCGTTATTATTATTGTAAATGGTGTATATACCAGAAGAAACGGCTTTGGTTTGGTTGCCATAAAGTGCGTGTGCCAATGTAGACGCATCATGTTCAACCATTTCTACCTCTATGGTAGTAGGATTAAAAAATGTATTTGTTAAAATAATATTTTGTCCAGGTTCACCTATGAATGGGATAACGTTTGGTCTACTCGAAGGTGCTGAAGACGGTGTTACCGTCAAAAACATCAAATTCGTTGTTGTATTACTATATTGATATCTAATTGCTTTTTGTGTTGTACTGGTTAGGTTAGAAACAACCGGAGTACAATAAAATGAAGAAGTTATAATTCTATAAAAATTTGTAACTTTTGTACCATCATTATTCAAATATTCAATTCTGTATCCAACCAACCCTTGTGGGGTAAATTTACCTCTATCAGTAGATGGTACATTTGATAGGTCAATGATTAACCCTCTTACCGATGGTAATGATGCTAAAATTCCACAATCTGTTATAGATGTTCTAATTTGTTTTGGTCTTATGTGTAAAGTATAAACACCTAAATCAGAAAATGTATCAGAAGATAGTTTTAGATTATATAAACCACCCAAAACTTCGGTAGTACCAGTAACAGGTGATGTTTCACCATTATGAAATATCGGCGTAAGAATATCTTCAGAAGGTAACTTTGTAAAAGTCACATCTGAAGTTGATAATCTGTTCTCCACATAATGTAAAAAAATGTCTACATCTGCTGGTGATACATCCGCTGGTCTTATTGTTCCGTAACTACCTACTGCCATAATGTTTTATTAATAAATATGATTTTTATTGTTTTCTTATTTTAAAATATCCATTACCATATATGTCTAATTCTCCAACATTATCAATTTCACCCAATCTGAGTGTTTTTTCCATAACACCCTGTTTTCCTCTTTCAACAAATATGTCAGAATACACAGTGGGGTCATCAACAAAACCTAAAAAATGTTCATTTCTGGTGACCATTTGGTTAATAATTTCCTCCTTTGTAAATCCTGTTGTGTTTCCTGTTATTAATGTATATCCATCACTATAATCTCTATATTGGACAACTGTGGTTCCTGTTGTATTTCCTGTATATGTAAAACTATAACCCGTGTAATTCCCAACACTATCAGAACCCGTTGTTGTTCCCGCATAAGTTGTAGATCCATATCTTCTTTTCTCTTCTATTCTACTTCCCCCAATTCCCAAATATGAAAATGCGGTATGTCCTGTTGGTGGATTATATTCCAAATTATTCAAATAATTCTGTGTTCTACCACTCTTTAAATAATATTCATTTGATATATTAAAATATGGTAAAGTGGTTCCTGTATATGTGTATGTTCCAAGAGAGTTAGGGATTGTTGTAAATCTTGGGATTGTTACTTTTTTTGTTAGTTTTTGTTTTAAAAATGGGGCATTGACTGATATAGAAATAGTATAACTACCTGATGTACCATAGGTGTGACTCAATGTTGGTAAACTTGTACCAATCACCCCACTATTAACTGTTAAACCAGATGTACTTCCATCTCCCCAATTTATTGTAAAAGTTTGTTCAACAATGGTTCTCAATCTATCAGGATTAATTGTACTATAAACCTGTATAGTGCTTCCTGTTTGTGTATATGAGAAATTACACAACTGTTCCACTTGTTCTACGTTACCATCAAAACCAACCATAACACCCATCTCATCTACCGTACTTTCTAAAAATATTGGTAGGTTATAAATTGTTCCTGTTTGTTTTAATATTTCATATCTATTCTTTTTCATTTATATTAAACTTTAACCGCCGTACCACCTAAAGTACAATCATTAATACAACCAACTTGGTAGACATATCCATAATCACTATCCTGTCTGTTTATTTTGACACAAAAATACATGTCATCCTCCTCGACTATTTCGTCTGTTGCATTTGGAATTCCCTTTTCGTAAAATAAAATAGGGTTTGACCTCGTACCAATTCTTACATTGGAATTTGATGTGGGGAATCCACTAATAAATGGTTTATTTGTAAAATCCGTTACCGTCCCATCTTCCGCATTAAAAAACTTTGCGGTCATATAAAATGTGTTACCGGTCAGTGTCTCTTCATTTAATGCACTATTATCTTGAAACCAAAACAGATACATGTTTTCCTTGTTTCTATAATTTGAACCATAGAAAATTGGTTTATATAAGAAAGTGTTTAATGGGGTGTAAAAATATCTTTCACCCAATGGAATTGATAAATTTTTAGAAAATACTAATCTTCTATTTCCCCTATTAGGGGATGCTCCGTTTGGGGTTTTATAGAATTCTAATCTGAAAAAACTTTCAGTTACTTGTTTATATAATTCAACATTTTCTTTAACACTCAAACCTGTTGGTTCGTAGTCTAAAACATAGGTATTTCCACTTATAAAATAAAATTTATACCAAATATCAGTTTGTAATAAATTATTACTCAAATATGGTTTGTGTACATATCTAACCGTTTCAAAATTTTGTGCCGGATTAATAATATTTTCAAGAGTTTCTTTTTCCATTTCCGCAGCACTTTCTTGCCAACCAAGATCTGTTTGGAAAATTTCCTCCCCATTTATTATTAAATTTTGGTCAATATCTTTTCTTAATATTTTCATTAACAAATATTATTACTTTTGAATTTCTTAATTCCGTCACTCTTATTGGTATAATATCTTTCATTTCTTAGATAGAAATTAATATCATGTTTTATGTAGTGAGTGTTGTTTATGAATGGGTAGTTTGTACCATATCCTTCGGGGTCAACAAACCCTTGGTCATATAAATCTCTCCATTTCCACAAACCTTCATTTTCAAAATATTTTGTATTTTCAGGAAGGTTAAAAATTTCATTAGTATTTGATGATTCTATATATGGTGATAATTGTCTTATTTTAACTCTATGGTATGGTTGATAATATAATCCATGTGGATTACCTGTACTTGATCCCGGAAAATTAACTGCGGTAGTTTGTCCGTGATTAAAGATTGTCGTTGGGCAAGTAAACTTGTGATATGCTTCACTTATAATTCTTTCTTTAAGTTCACTTTTATTGTATTCAACAAATGCACCTGTGAATCCAGTCGTGCCAACGGATACTGTACTACCACTTGTAAATCCGGTTGTACCAAAATTACTTGTGAATGGTGTACCTATAAGTTTTGTTTCTAATGATGTTGTACCACTAAAATGTTCGTCAATCCACGTATCGTGAAAATTAAATTTCCAACCAACTTTTGGTGGATAATTAAAATAACCATTTCCGTTTTTGAAAAAGACACACACATATAAATCTGTTGGTGTGTATCCTAAATTGTTTGTTATACCTGTAAGAACAAATGGTTCTTTGAAATCATATATAACTGATTCCATTCTATTTCCCTGAACCAAAAAATCTTCTTCATTTAATCCATTTTTATATAATAGTTTCTTTTCCTCTTCCCATATTGGACTTTCAAATCCAACTTTGTCCATTATATAGTCTTTTGATGACGTAAGTATTTTATGTTTATGGACATAATATTGGGATGTTGTTCCTGATACGTTATTTTTATCTAAACATCTCTTTCCTTTTACCAACGTATTATGTGATAACGTTAATCCTGTTGGTATGTCATTCTTAAGAATGTTTAATACAAATTTTTCAGAACCATATATTTCATTTCCAACATCCGATACATAAACCAAATGAGTATTAATAATCACGTATTCACCTTTCGATATTCCATGTTCAACGGGTGATGTTAAAGTTGTTGATGTTGCTCCTGTTGTAACTCTAAATGGAATACCGTCACTGGATTTGAAGTGTATTATATTTTGACCTTCTGTTTTTGTTGCACCTGAAAGTGTGTAAACCATATCGTGATTCGTATCTCCACTATATACATAACTTAAGTATATGTTCCAATTGTGATATGGTGCCTGTATTGGTGTAATTGTTGTGTGTCCCGTATATCCTGTTATAACAAATGATGACTGACTAATATCACTTGTTAAACTTGATCCAGTATAACCGGTGTATGTCTCTCTAACAACATCATGTCTTAAAAATGCAAACTCATCGTATGGTAAATAACCCGTGAAATCATTATCAAATCCATCACCAACTAAATAAAGATTTTTTAGTAATGGATTATAAGATGTTGTACCCGAATAAAGGTTTCTAAAAACCATTTTTATTTTACCGTGTATCTTATAGTTTACACTTTCATTTCTTTCTTTATTGAATAATTCATTGATATCTAAAACAATATTTTTATCACCCTCACGCATAAGATTCCTTTGTTCGTCTAAATCTAAACGAATATCAATATCTTCCGCATCCGCGTTTGCGAATCTTTTTGTGGGTAATATTATTTGTTTTTTGTTCATTGAATATTAAATAAATAATTTAGAATCCCTTTTATTAAATTGATTGATTGTTTGGACTCAATACAAATACCATCTTTTTTTATTCTTTGGTTATACTCATATGACATCCCACATGTAAGCCAATTTATCTCTTCTCCCTCATCTCTTTTAATAATTTCGACCATTTGTCTTTCATCGTATCTTAACCCATTTCTACTATTAGGTAGGGAATCGATAATTTTTTTACTATATCCCTTTTCTTTACAACTACACTTTGTCATTTTTCCGTTTAATGTGTAGTCATTACTCATTGCAAAAATCTCTCTTCCTTCAAAATATTCTGACAACTCCACCACATTCCTATAAGATACTCCAGTAAAACATGTTGTAAATGATATTTTTGTGTTATCATCCATTAAAGGTTTTAATGAGTCCATCAATTCATAAAATTTTTCTTTACCTTCAGTTGTTTCAATTAGATTTTTACCTCTTCCATAACTTGTTAAAACAATATCTTTAAGAGGATATGGATATTTTTCATTAAAAATTTTTATCTCTTTTTTTATATCGTCAATTTTTTCTAATGGTCCAATACTATACGTCAACGAACTTAAAATCTTATATAACCTAACTTCTAAGTTTTGATAGTTAACATATATAACCAAGTAACTCGGTTTTCTTTTACTAAAAATATCTTTTATCCACATATTATTTTGGTCCGAAATTTTCAATAAATTTATCGAAGGCGGTTGCACCCTTTACTAAACCGAATGTAAAATGATACGGTCCACCTATTTCCATTAAATGTCTTGTATTACCAAATACAGTATATTCTTTGTAATTATCATTACTTTTTTGTGGTCCACTCCCGGTGTCAATACAATCTCTAATTGGGGGTAGGACATATCCGTCTTGGAATTCGTCAGCTAAATCATCACCCAAACTTAAGTTTGTATTTGCTTTCATTTGTTGTAATCTTTGATTGAATACTTTAGCCGTGAAATATGTTTGTGATTCACCCGCCGGACCATCTTCACCAAAACCATGTCCTCTTGTATCCCACATAAAATATGGTACCCTTTGTGAATAATCTCCAAGTCTTCCTTTTTTATTCAAACACGTTCTAATAAGGTATCCATTCGCCTCAACTGTTTCTGTATCAGGATTGTCCTCACTATATAAAAAGTTAATACCAACAGGTCCTTTACTATCGAAAGTATCTGTATAGTCTGTGAAGTATGGAGATTCGGAATCTTCGGTTTCCAATGGATATATACCAACTTGTGTATTGAAGTTTAATAATTGTGCAACGTCACCATCAATTAAACCTCCACCTCTTTTATCAAACAAATCTTGTACATCTAATCGACCTCTTTCTTTAATCTCTTTTGATGCGATAATATATTCCATTAAATCATCAAGTCCTTTATAAGATGTCGAACCGATACTTCTGGTAATTGAACAGTTCACATCTAAAGATGCATCAAAACAAACTTCTTTAATCCATGTTGTTCTAGGACCTAAATCAACCACCGTTGTCGGATAATTAATTTCTCTTTTTACCGCACTTGTTCCAGACACATACCCCAAACTTGTTACATATTCCTTAAATGAACTTGTTAAATTTGTATTATTTAATAATAACGACATGTTTAAATTTCTAGCCGTTCCATAGAAACCTTTTGTTTTCTTGTTGTAGATAGTTTGATATGAAACACCCTCATCATCATTTCCGCTTTGTTGTGTTTCTGTGGTTCCGGTATAATTTACACCACCGGTGTATAATGGATTATATGGTGTTGACCTATAATAATAATGTATCGATCCGTCGTTTTCTATTTTTCTATATAAACATTCCTTACAAAACTTACTTGTACCTCTTTTCATGAATTGGAAAAAATATAAAACACCATTTAACCAACCGTTCGAGAAGGTATACGATGTTACTCCACCACACATTAATTTACCAAAAAGTTTACGTCTTCTATATGAATTCAGTAACTCACTAGTCTTACCTGCTAATGGAATTATAGTATATACACCATCTCTGAATTCTGAAAAACCGGTTAATGTACCATCTTTTGTTAATTGTCTGTCTACATAATATGGCCCCTTTCTTTTCACTTCCCCAAAATATAATCCATTGTATATACAATGAGAAACCTCATTTCTGAAACTACCTTGGTTTAAAGTTGTCGGCCATTTATTATGAATTGATGCTACACCCAATAAATTAGAATAATCAAATGGTTGTTCACAGTCCTCTACCGCATATTCATTTAATCCCAATACTTTTTTATTGTAATTAATGTCCAATTGTGTCCACATATATTTACCACTTGCAGTACCACTTGTTGGTCTGTGTTTTGATGGAACGAAAGATAGTACCGCTCTTGGTTGATATGTTTCGTAATAGTCGATAACATCAATGTATGTATTTTTTGCAACTGGTGTTGGTCCGGCATAGATTGGTGATGTAATACCACTTAGACTCATGTTACCTGTTCTATTTAATTCATCTTCAACTATGTAATCATATTT